GCAAGCCGAAAGCGTGCAGGAACAAATTGAAAAGTATAAGCACATTTTTAACAAACTAACCCCACCCCCTCAAGCGTGAAAGCCGTTAAAGCCCTTTATAATATCCTCAGCAGCAACTCAGCACTTACTGCAGTTGTAGGCTCTCGAATTAATCCGCTAAGGATTCCAGAAACTAGCGCCTTGCCTGCTATCGCTTACCAAGTTGTAAGCAATCGGGGCAATATGACAAAGAGCGGGCCAAGCCATTCGGACTTTACGAGGGTGCAGGTTATGATCGTGGCCACCACCTACGCCTCAGCGATTGCTGTGGGTGATTTGGTGCGCAATGCTATGGAGGTAACAACCCCCGCCACTTTTAACGGGGTGCCCGTGCAAGTTATTGAATACGAGGGCGAGGTGCACCTTGCAGACGATAACGCAGGATTTGCAGGGGTGTCAACTATTGGAATGGACTTTATAATTAACTACACAAGATAATGGCAGCGCACAGTAGTATAAACATTGCGCTCGGTGCAGACGTATCGGGTTTAAATAAAAATATCGCCAACGCCGCGCAGACGGTGGAAAAAGGCGCGCAGAGAATGCAAGACGCAAGCCAAAAGGCAGGCGAGGCAATTGCTAGCGCGTTGGGTAATATGTCGGTACGGGATGCAATTAAAGAGGTAAGTCAAGCAATAAACGACCAGAAACAAATTACGCTAGAATATCAAAAGCAACTCCAAAGCCTTCGCGATAAAAGCGCCGCAATGTCTGCCGCCGATATCAAAGGCCAGAGAGCACTGCGCAAAGAAATGGACGCTGTAAAGGCTGCCATTGCTGGGCAAAAGTTGGGGATTGCGGATTTAGTAAACGAGAAAAAGGTACTGGATGCAGAGCTAGCCAAAGAGATAGAACTGGAGAAACAACTAGCCAAAGCCACCACGGACGCAAATAAGGCATCCAGAGAGCAAAAGACAGTAAACGGGGCAACTCGTGCAAGCCTTAACGGATTGGCTACCTCATTCAGTTCTGTATCGTCAATTATGGCTATCGTGGCAGACGATAACGAGGAACTGCGCAAGGCATTGATGGCAACTAACGCAGCTCTTAACTTTTCGGCCGCTGCTATGCAGGTGCGCGATTTGTCAAAGGAGTACGGAGGTTTGGCCAACGCTGCTAAGGATGTAGGGCAATGGATCAAAGCAAACCCTTATCTAGTAGCTGCTGCTGCGATTGCTGCTATAGGTGTGGCGATTGCAACGGCTGAAACTGAGGCACAAAAATTTGCAAGGATTCAGGGCGAGGTAAACAAGGAGTTAAGAGATGCAACGCAGGACGCTCGTAGTTCTGCTATTGAATTGCAAACCTATCTCGATATCGTTAACGACACTACTCAAAGCGAAGAGAAAAGACAGGGCGCACTTATGGCTCTTAAAGACGCTGGGATTGCTGTCGATGACTTAAATATCAAAACAGCCGCAGGGTTAAAAACGCTAAACGATCGCGTACTAGACAGCATAAATTTAAGCATCCAAAAGGCTATAGTTGACAAAGCCGCTGCGAAGATTGCCGAGATAGAACTCAAGAGAATTGAGGATATAAACGAGGCGCAAAAGTCCCAAAATGGGTTAATGAAAACCGTGCTAGGCTCACGGATTGCAAACGCAGCCGCTGCAGGTACTGAGGTTTACATAAATCAAAACGCTGCAGCCGCAACGCAATTGTATACCAACGCAATCAAAAACGCGGGTGATCAGGTTGCACTACTTACGCCAAAAGTTAACGAGGCAAACGATTCGCAAAAGAATTACAACACCTCACTAAAGCAAGGCGCAAAAGACGCTGAGAGCCTAGATAAACAGATTGCAAAACTGCAGGCGGCTATTGACAAAACAGGCAGAACAAAGGGCAGCGGAGATAATCAATTTATCCCACTGGATCCGATCACTGAAGCCAAAACAGAAACGCAGCGAGCGCTTGACGATATTAGCGCCTCGCAGCAGAAATTTAAACAAGCTGGCCCTCTAACTTCTGAGGATATTTTTGGCGCTGACGAGATTGCACAGGATGCGCAAGTAATTGCCACAACTATCGACGCCCTGCCTCCAAAGTTTGAGGCGATGGCTGACCGCTCTAGCGAGGCGTTCCAAAAGCAAAAGGCGGCGCAATATGCTGCAGCGGTTGACACTCAGGCTTGGGCAGACAAAACAGAGATAGCGCTACAACAGGCAAACGCAGCCTTTGCTACTTTGCAAACCCAAGCGGCTGTATCTTTTGGCCAGTTCCTCGGGGATCTTGCCACAGGAGAAAAAGACGCGGGCAAAAATTTCGGTAAAAATATGCTAGGGGCAATTGCTGCCTTTATGGACGCCCTCGGTAAGGCTTTGATTGCTACGGCTGTAGCTTCTGACGCTTTCCAAAAATTAATACTTACAAATCCTGCAGGGGCAGCGGTTGCAGGTATTGCTTTGATTGCAGGGGCAGCCATCGTGCGCAACTCTTTAAAAGAGGGGCCAGACGTTACGGCCTTCGCTGACGGTGGTATTGTTTCAGGGCCGACGTTGGGACTTATGGGGGAATATCCAAACGCTCGTAGTAATCCCGAGGTTATTGCGCCGCTGGATAAATTGCAGGGGTTGCTAAACACTTCAGACAGCAGCGGATTTGTAGCAAGTACAACAATTACAGGCCGAGATTTGGCGATTGTGTTGGAGCGTTACAATAAAGACAGCAAAAGGGGGTAAATTCGCAATATGGCACGCAAATACTACGGCTCTTTTTATTCTATTACAGGTAAACTGCACAGGGTTGAAATTTGGGACGGGCCAACAGGTACCACACCAGAGATACAGGCAAGGCTTTACGCCGCCCGAGTGAAAGCCGCAGGGGGATATCAGGAGGGCGCAGGGTGTCTATTGGAAAAGCTGCAGGGGCTTAATAGTTCAATTGAGTTGACGCTTGGAGGCGTTGGCTACGAAATAGAGAGAGAGGGCGAAGGCGATACTTTTTATGAAAATGCTATCCGCCCCTCGCGCAGTACAAGCTATTGGGTGATTCCACTCGATACGATTTTGGGTGAGTTCAAAGCTATTGCCACAAATACTGAGCAATATTGGGCGGTCTTAATTTATCAGGATGACGTACTTCAGCACGTTGGCAGGGTGCTCGCGGATCAGATGACTTTTTTGCGCGAGGCAATACAAGCCAAGCCGATTATTTCGCTTGCTGCTGTGGATGGCTTGGAACTTTTGAGCGGGTACAAAGTGCAAGCCTCGTGGTTTACGGATGGCAAAATAACTGTAGCGCAATTATTTAGGCGTTGCTTGGACGTGCTAGCTCTCAAAGATTACTGGGTAGTAAACGCTACAAATACCGACTATTTACGCGACGCCGTGGCTCCTTACTCAACGGATGCAGTGCGCAAGGGAATCGACTTGCTACAGGTTGACCTAAATACTTTCGTGAGCGATTACGACCAATTTAAAGATATTAAAGCTACCGACGTCGACGCTTTCCAATATGCCGACAATAATATGCTGGATTGCAAGGCAGCACTTGCGCAGCTTTGCGATATCTTACAGGCTCGTTTTTTGTTGGAATCTGGGCAGTATTGGCTAGTTTCTGCGGCCGAGTATTTAGATACAACTGTGGCATATCGCCAGTTTACCTATACTCTGCAATATATTGGGACTGGCTCCTATTTGCATACGGTACAACTTGGAACCGATGCACGCCCGCAATGGATCGCGAAGCCTTCGCTGAGTTATCAGGCGGCTGCAAAATACGTGCAAGTTGACACGGAGCGGATGCTAGGGACGGGAGTTTATCGGACTTATCAAAACAAAACCGACGCGCTTTTAAACAAAGCGTTTACGCAAATTCCCACAGGAACAAATCCAGATGAGGCTCCGCTGCGTATTAGGTTTGCTATCAAATTTCAGCGCTTTATTTTTACAACCTCGCCAACAGGGCCAGAAGATGAGAGTATTGTAGCTATTAAAATTTGGCTTACGGATTCCAGCGGTAACAAAAAAATCCTAGACAATACAAATTTTTACTGGGTAACTGGCACCGTAGTGCCCGCAAGATACGAAAAAATTAAAACGGATTTACAGAGCACAACGTGGACTAGTTTTGTGTTTGATAAGCAGGTAAGCACAGCGCCTGCAGGATTTACAACTTTAAACGTTGAAGTTACACAGGTAGCGGCTACAAAAACAACTTATAATGTTTTTGGAAATGCAAGCGGCTACAATTCTACAATCAAAGAATTTTGGGGCAGTATACAGGTTGCTTTTGGGGACGCTTCGCCTTACCAAAACCCTGATTTTACTTTTAACGTAACCGAAACCTACACGCCAGACAGTGCAAACGCTGTAAACTCTACGCCAATAATTCTAGAGCCGAAATATTACTACAGCTCAAGCAAATACGCGATAGGCAATATTGAGGCCTACAACTCCAGCAATCAGTGGGTAATTGCAGACGATTGGTATGGCGGTTGGGATTCCACAAGCCACGGATCACCTACCGAGATGCTTGGGGAAGGTGTTGCAGGGTTGTATAAGGATTTCGTCCCAACTATACAAGGCACTTGGGTGGATGCTGGAACTTTGACAGCGATTAAATCCCTGTATTTCGACACTTATAAATGGCTGTTTAATGGGGCAGTATACAGCGCACGCTCTGAGCAATGGGCAGGCGAGTGGTTGGGGTTGATTCCAGTATACACAGGTTTAACCTCTAGCGGCGAAGGGCTTAAAGTTGGCACAGGGTTAAAGGATCGCGTGAATTACCACGAGGAACAAATCGGCCGCTTAAATGATTCAGTACAGCGCACGCCTGCTCTGGTGTTGGATCACCTAGTAAATGAGGCAAACGGCGGCGCGGTTGAAGTGCCTACACAAAATACTCGCTACGAGGTAATGGTGCAGTACAATTACGCCGATGAGCAAATGGTTTGGCACCTGCAAGAGCATAACGCGCCAGTTACCTACACAGCAGGAACGCATACTATTACGAACGGTTACGAAACAATACTCTGCGATTCTACCGATGGCAACGTAACAATCAATTTACCACCTGCGCCAGATAGCAAAGGCAAAAAGTACTACTTTATTAAAGTAAATAACGGCAACGTTGTAACAATTAGCGGCAACGGTTATAATATAAGCGGAGCAGGCAGCACTACAATAGGCAACCACTACGGCAGCAAAACAATTATCTGCGATGGGGCTGTATGGTACATTATTGCAACCGTGTAAATTAGTTGCAAATGTTACGCAATTGCGTTGCTATTTTTGAGGTATGGCACAAGCAAGCGCAGACATTATAGCAGGCTCGCAGGGTTTTAAATACCACGCGGCTGCGACAGTTACCTCAGTTAGTTACGACGCGGTTGTACCCACCGAGGACACTGTATTTACTTCTTTTACCGTAACCCAAGAGAACGGCACGGCTACCAATGTATTGAGCGCCCGCGGAATGAGCGGCGTTACTTTCCAGCAGGGGGCTTATTTGCCAGCGGGTAAGGGTAATAAAATTACTGGCTTCGTTATTAGTTCTGGTTCTGTAATCGGTTACTAAAATGCTAGTAAGTCAAAACCTCGGACTTGGCACGCGAGGCACGGCATACAAAGGGCAGGGCTGGGCTCTGGTTAAGTTGTATAAGTCGCGCGTTAATGCTGACGGCGGTTATTACGAGGGCATTGGTTGCCTACTTAGAAAACTTAACAACTTATAAAAATGAGCGATTTATTAAACCAAGCCTCTCTGGTAGTTATACCTTCTGGCTATAAAGAAGACACCGTTTACAGCGTAGTACCGTCTGACGGCAGCGGCGATTTGTCATTTACCCGTGCATCCAACGGAACGCGAGTAAATTCGGCGGGATTGGTTGAGGTAGTTCCGTGGAATTTGGTGCAAAACTCCGAGCAATATAGTGCTGGAACTTGGTTGCTTGCTTTTTTAAGTATTTCAATAGATAGTGCAGTTGCACCAAATGGAACAACTACGGCAGATTTATTATACCCATCAAGTAGTCAAGCATATTGTTATGTATCTACAACATCATTTAGTGTTGTTGCGGGTCAAACATATACGCAAAGTGTTTACTTAAAACGAAGTGGATTTAGATGGGGTATTGTCGATAATATGGCAGGAGGCCCAGGTGCGTGGTTTGACTTATTGAATGGAGTTGTTGGCAATGTAACAAGTGGTTGCACGGCATCAATAGAAAGTGTTGGAAACGGATGGTATAAATGTAGCGTTTCAAGTGTTGCACAATCATCAACAAATTATGCGGATTTTCGTATGTCTGATGCCAATGGTGGCAGTGCAGTAACGGCAAACGGAACTGATGGTTTATTGGCTTGGGGATTTCAATTAAACATCGGCGCAACCGCCAAACCCTATTTCCCCACTACCGACCGATTAAATGTACCACGATTAACTTATCAAAATGGCGGGGGCGGGTGTCCTTCGTTATTGTTGGAAAAGCAGAGTACGAATGTTGCTTATT